AGTTCATCCAGCAAATCGCTGTATGATTTTTACAACAGTCTGGAAGGTCGCTTGACAGGATCTTCCAGGCATCATATAATATCCATATCTTCTGAGGAGTTTCTATATCATGGGTATTCGTGCTAATAAGCGCCAAATGGTTCTCAATCTTCTGTCTGCTTCTGGTAAAACCATTCTGAGTCGGCAAGATATTGCTTCGATTTGTTCAGAAAATTCCATTCCATTTCCTCACTGGTTCACCAATGACGATTCTAATCGAGTGAGCCGCGGTATGTTCCGTGTTCCTTCTTCTGCTGTTGTTGACATGGCTTCTTCTGCTCAAGTGATTCCTTTGACTAAAAATACACAATCGGGTAATCGTATCTCTAGCGTTACTACCGATCTTGAAACTGAAGATTTGGTTCCAAAAGTATATGATAACTATGTTCCTTTTGGTAACTTCAATGATTTGGTTTCTATCTTTAAGAGCAACCAATTCTTTCCTGTCTTTATCTCAGGTCATTCGGGCAACGGTAAAACTATGTCCGTCGAACAAGCTTGCGCTAAAACCAAGCGTAAATTTGTGTGTGTATCGATGACTCCAGATACCGATGAGTCTGATCTTCTTGGTAACTATGTTCTAATCAACGGTCAAATGGAATGGCGTGATGGTCCCGTGACTGTTGCTGCTCGCCAAGGTGCTGTTCTCTGCATCGATGAGATTGACTACGGTGCTCAGAATCTTTCCTGCTTGCAACGGGTACTTGAAGGTAAGCCATTTCTTTTGAAGAAAAAGAATGAACTTGTTCGCCCTGCTGAAGGCTTTACTATCGTAGCCACTGCAAACACTAAAGGTAAAGGCAGTGAAGACGGTCGATATATGTTCACCAATGTTCTAAACGAAGCATTCTTGGAACGTTTCCTGAACACCTACGAGCAAGAATTTCCTCCCGTCAAGGTAGAACAAAAAATTATCAAGAAGGAACTTGAATCTTTCGGTCGCAAAGATGATGATTTCGGTGATCTTCTAGTTAACTGGGCTGATGTTATTCGCCAGACTTTCAAGGAAGGTGGTGTTGATGAGATTATTTCAACTCGTCGCCTAGTTCATATCTGCCGTACTTATTCGGTTCATGGCGATAAAGCCAAATCTATTGAATTGTGCTTGAATCGTTTCGATGATGACACTAAGGCAGCCTTTTTGGATCTTTACAATAAACTTCAAAAACCTGAAGTTGCCCAACCAGCAGCAGAAAACAACGAAGTTGATCCTTTCTAATAATGATGCAAAAGCAATCTTGACAAATGAGGTTGCTTTTGCTATTATTATGTTTTGAGCCATGCTCTTTTTTTAATTTTATCTATGGAGATATTTTGATGACTAAGCTTTCCGCTAAACAAAAAATGTTGAAAACTCTTGCCAAGACTGATGGTTTTAATACCTTTACCGTTGCATCTGCTCGGAATCGTTTTGGTGTTAAGAATGTAACTGCTCGCATTCACGAACTTCGTGAAGAAGGTTATCCTATTTACACTAATCGCAAAACTCTTGCTGATGGTCGTAGGATTTCATTCTATCGTCTTGGCACACCTAGCAAAGATGTTGTTGCTGCTGGTTATCGTGCTCTTCGTGAACAAAATGTTCGTGCATTTGCATAATTAGAATAAACCTTTTAATAAGGGAGCGATATATAATAGTATCGCTTCCTTATTTTTTTATGGTGAATTATGGAAATTAAAGTAAAAGTTGATGAATTGAGACAAAAAAAGCTGTTTGTTGCCACGCCAATGTATGGTGGCATGGCACATGGAATGTATATCAAATCTTGCCTTGATCTACAAGGACTACTGATGAAGTATGGAGTGGAAGTTAAATTCTCATTCCTCTTCAATGAATCTTTAATCACTCGGGCTAGAAATTATCTAGCCGATGAATTTCTCCGATCTGAATGTACACATTTACTGTTTATTGATTCCGATATTCATTTCAATACACAAGATGTAATTGCGCTATTAGCCTTGGATAAAGATGTAATTGGTGGTCCATATCCAAAGAAAGCAATTAACTGGAGTAATATTGCTGAAGCAGCAAGAAAACATCCAGACTTAGAAGCAAGTGAACTAGAGTCACTTGTTGGTGACTATGTTTTCAATGTTGTCAGAGGCACAAAACAATTTTCTGTCACTGAGCCTTTAGAGGTACTCGAAATCGGCACAGGCTTTATGTTGATTAGACGCGAAGTTTTTGAGATAATGGAAAAATCTTATCCTCAACTGAGATATAAACCTGATCATGTTGGACAAGCAAACTTTGATGGATCAAGATATATTCATGCTTATTTTGATACCATCATTGATACTGCTGATAGTGCAACAGGCGGTGGTACAGATAGATATTTATCAGAAGACTATATGTTTTGTCAGTTGTGGAGAAAAACAGGCGGTCAAATTTATCTATGCCCATGGATGAAGACACAACATATCGGTACATATCCGTTTACAGGAAATATGGCAAAAATTGCTGAATTGACTGGGAGATTGTAATGAAAGATGATCAATATGAATTATTTGAATCTGCTGATACTCTGGATGAAGTTGCTCACTCACAGGTAGCCACTGAGGGTGGAAGAAAATTTGATGGTAATAAACTTGAATATGGACTTCTTCCTCCTCTTGCACTTAAGGCTACAGTGGACGTTTTGACATTTGGCGCACAGAAATATGAGCGTGATAACTGGAAAAAAGTTCCCGATTCTAAGCGTAGATATTTCGATGCACTACAACGACATTTGTGGGCATGGAAAGAAGGAGAACAAGATGATCCAGAATCCAATAAACATCATCTTGCACATGCAATGTGTTGCTTGATGTTTCTGTACGAACATGATATACTATATTCTGTTGATAAACGTGAGGATACATTATGAAACTTTCTAAAGAAACACTTTCTGTTTTGAAAAACTTTGCTTCTATTAATGATGGTATGGTTTTTAGGTCTGGAAATATTTTGAGAACTTGCGATACTCAGAAACAGATTATGGCAGAAACAAAAATCAGTGAAACTATTCCATCAAATTTTGCAATTTATGATTTGAATCGTTTTCTTTCGGTGTTGTCAATCCATGATGACGATACAGAAATTGAACTTGATGATAACAACAAGGCTGCCAATTTGAAGAGTGGTAGAAAGCGAACAAGTTACAAACTCTGTTCAATCGAGATGATTAAAAATGCACCCGAGAAAACGATTCAGATGCCATCTGTTGATGTATCTTTTTCTCTGACATCATCCGATCTAGACTCGATTCTGAAATCTGCTGCTGTTCTCGGATCACCACATATCGCTATTAGGTCTGATGGCAATAAAATTTTAGTTGCTCAATTGGATAGTAAAAATTCTTCTGCACATTCCAGCGAACTGGAAATTGCTGATGGAAATGGTAAGAAATACAATATGCTTTTCAGGACAGAGAATCTTCGAATGATTCCTGGTCCCTATGATGTATCGATTTCGTTTCGAGGTATCGCAAGCTTTAAACATACCGAGAAAGACATTCAGTATTGGGTAGCAACTGAAATCGGTTCTACGAACGAATAAATTTGTGGTTTTTATATTATGAGGTTTTATGGAACATATTCTTTGGACAGAGAGGTATCGTCCTCAAACAGTTAGTGAATGTATTCTTCCCGAAAGGCTGAAAAGGCCTTTCGAGGAATATGTGAAAAGCGAAACAATTCCACATTTGCTTTTGAGTGGTGGTGCAGGTGTCGGTAAGACAACCATTGCTAAAGCCATGTGTAATGAAATCAATGCTGATTACATCATCATTAATGGTTCTGATGAGTCTGGTATCGATGTATTTCGTACCAAGATTAAAAACTTTGCTTCGACTATATCTTTCACAGGTGGTCGCAAAGTCATCATTATCGATGAAGCGGATTATCTAAATCCGAATTCAACTCAGCCAGCACTTCGCAATGCTATGGAAGAGTTTGCTGAGAATTGCTCCTTCATCTTCACTTGTAATTTCAAGAATCGAATCATCGATCCACTTCATTCGAGGTGTTCTGTTGTAGATTTCACTCTTCGAAATGAAGAGAAGGTTCAGATGGCTGGTTTGTTTTTCAAACGAATCACCAATATTCTGAATCAAGAGAATGTCGAATTCGATAGTAAAGTCATCGCCGAAGTTGTCAAGAAACATTTTCCTGATTTTCGTAGAACCATCAATGAACTTCAACGATATTCCAAGTTTGGAAAAATTGATACAGGAATTCTGTCGCAGGTAGGTGATGTTTCGATTCAAGAAATTATTAAATATATCAAAGATAAAGATTTTGGTTCGATTCGTAAATGGGTTGCGATGAATGATGTTGATCCGACAACTCTATTCCGTAAGATTTATGATAATCTATATGAGATTCTACAGCCACAAAGTATTCCTCAAGCAGTAATTATTCTTGCTGATTATCAATATAAGCAGGCGTTTGTTGCTGATGCTGAGATCAATCTTGTGGCTTGTCTAACTGAATTGATGGTAAGCGTAGAATTCAAATGAGTCCATTCGATTATGTAAATGAGATTTTACAAGGAAAAAAACAACTTGTTGTTGATGATATGTCTGAAAAGTCATATGAACCATTTCTAACAAACAAAGCACTTTCTTATCATAGAGATTGTATATTGTTTGCGAATGAGATGAATCGCAGACATTTTTTAGATAAAAAACTTCAAAATGATTATTTACTAAATACCATAAGGTCCAGAAAAAGACCTTTCAATAAGTGGGTAAAGGCTGAAAAAAGTGAAGATATAGCATGTATTAAGACCTACTATGGTCTTTCAACAGCTAAAGCACATGAAGTCCTCCGTCTGCTTAGTGAAGAACAACTCCAACAATTAAAAGAAAAAGTAAATCCTGGCGGAATGGAGAAATAATATGGTAGATTTAACGACATTTGTAGAGGTGAAGCTGAGACAACAAGATGATTTTTTGAAAGTCAAAGAGACATTGACGCGAATAGGTGTCTCATCTAGAAAAGAAAAAATTCTTTATCAATCATGCCACATTCTTCATAAGAAAGGTCAATATTATATTGTTCACTTTAAAGAATTGTTTGCATTAGATGGAAAACCTGCTAATATAACTGAGAATGATATTGAAAGACGGAATGCTATAGCAAAACTATTGGAAGAGTGGGATCTAGTTGAGATAGTTAATCGTTCCATTATTGAAGATAGAATTGCGCCAATTCATCAAATTAAAATTATTTCTTATAAAGAAAAAGATGATTGGGAACTTGTAAGTAAATATAACATAGGAAAGAAAAGCCAGAACTAAAATGAATCATGTAAGACAACCTTTCTTGAAACTCAAGAACATCTATACAAATGAAGAAGTGTTCACCGATAAGAAGGCTCTAAAGAGAATTGAAGGAGACATGACATTCATTCTGGTGTTTAAAGAGAGTGATCCTGGTAGAAAATACTGGGTGAACGAATCGGCTTTTAAACCGATACATAAATAGATTTGTCCACGGGATGGGATCTAGGCTGGGCATCCTAGATAAAACTGCCTGCCACGCTTTCGAGGTGGCAACCTTTAACTCGCTTAAACAAGGAGAAAACTATGACTCTAACCAACTTTACACCTTATTTTCCCTCAACGGTAGGTTTTGACCGTATCTTTGATGCTCTGGAGAGAGTGTCAACAGAAAAGCAAATCTTTCCTCCACACAATATCCTAAGACACGCTACCGCCAAGAATAAGTATCTTGTCGAATTGGCTGTAGCAGGATTTTCACTGGATGAAATTCAGGTAGAAATCGTCAAGGGCACTTTGACTGTTACTGGAAAGAAAGAGGATAAAAATGATAATCATTCTTATCTGTACAGAGGCATTGCCAATCGATCTTTCAAGAAAAGCTTTCAAGTTGCAGAGACGGTCCGCGTGAATGGAGCGGCTTTGGCTGATGGAATTTTGACGGTTGAACTGGAGAATGTAATTCCAGAGGAAGAGCTTCCAAAGCGTATTCCTATTGTTGCAGGAAAACAACAATCTAAACTTCTACAAGAATAACTCTTGACAGGGACTCCTTTCCATGCTATATTGTGTGGAAAGGAGTAAAAATATTATGAAAATCGCACTCGCATCCGATGTACACCTGGAATTCGGCACCACTCTATTCGACAATACTGAGAATGCAGAAGTTCTCATTCTGTCCGGTGATATTTGTGTCGCTAACAACTTCCATCCTACGGACAAGGAATTTTTTCGTACTTGCTCAGAGAAATTTCCAAATGTGATTTATATCATGGGAAATCATGAACATTACAATGGCGATTATACACTGACCGAAAATCTTCTTCGTGATCACCTAGAAGAATTTAAAAATATTCATCTTCTAGAAAAACAGACGGTTGAGATTGGTGGATACACTTTCATTGGTGCTACTCTTTGGACCGACATGAACAAAAATGATCCAAATACATTATGGCATGTTAGTCGATTGATGAACGATTTTCGTATTATTCGTAATAGTGGATCGATTGAAGATCGAGAAAAACTTACTCCAATGTTTGTGTATAATGAACATGTGAATACAATGCACTATATCAAGAGTGTCATTGATGCTAAACCTGAAGGTAAGTTCGTAGTTGTTGGGCATCATGCACCATCTAAGCAGTCTATAAAACCTCGATATCATGGCGACCATCTTACGAATGGTGCTTATTCTTCAGACTTGTCGGAGTTTATTCTTGATCATCCACAAATTAAACTGTGGACGCACGGTCACACCCATGATGTATTTGATTATATGGTTGGTGAAACTCGCATTTTGTGTAATCCTCGTGGCTATATTTTATATGAAGAACGTGCGGATGAATTCGAACTATTATTTACAGATATTTAAAGGAAAATAATGTCAACTTTAAGAAACCTAGAAAAGGCACTTGCTGGTGAATCGATGGCACATATCAAGTATCGATATTTTGCTAAGTTTGAGGTCCTGTGAAAGAAAAGTTTGTTAATGCATACATGAAGGTCGCTGAGACTTTTGCTGAATTGTCATCTGCTCGGCGTCTTCATGTTGGTGCGATTGTTGTAAAGGATGATCGAATCATTTCGATTGGCTACAATGGAATGCCCTCTGGTTGGGACAATAATTGTGAATATGAAGATATTGATTTCTCTGATGCAATCTATGGCGAACCGCAGACTGTTATAAACAAAGGGTTGAAAACCAAACCAGAGGTACTTCATGCTGAAACAAATGCAATCGCTAAGTTAGCCAAATCCACAGAATCGGGTGATGGAGCTACTATGTTTATTACGCATTCTCCATGTCTAGATTGTGCTAAACTTATATATCAGAGTGGAATCAAATCTGTTTATTATCGCAATACATATCGAAGTGATGACGGTATTGAATTCCTAAAAAAATGTAAAATAGAGGTGAATAAAACATGAGTATGAATACACGAAGAGGATTTTTAAGAGGTGCTGGAATTTTTGGCACAATTGTTGGTGGTGTAGCAGCAGGCAAGATGGTTGTTGAAAAACACTATCATGAAACTAAAGTTGTTGAAGCGCCACCTACTGTAAAAGAAAATATTGATCATTTAGCACCGAAAACTGATAGACTACTAGAACTTCAGGCATGTAATGAAACAAAAAAAGAAGAGAATCTATCATTTCATACAGATGGTGAGGAAAGAATGAGAATATCGAGTTTTGGAGATATCGGTATTAGCACTACATCACCAGGAGATATGAATAAAGTTGGTCTTTCCGTTGGTAAAGATAATCGCCTTTGGGTTAAAGTAAATGATGAATGGAAGAGAGTTGCAATTGAAAGCTAAAACTTACACTGGAGAAGTCGTTGAACTTCTCGATGATGGTTCTGCTATTCTACAACTACCAGATGATCTATGTGAAGAGATGAAATGGTTTGAGGGAACCAAACTTGATATTTCAGAAAAAGATGGAGTGATTGTTTTGAAAAAAATTGAAACTGATTTTTATTCGGATGTTCATACGTTTATCGAAGCTTGCGATCAAAAAACATCACCTGAAAATATTAGTCTGTATCGAAATCTCATCAAAGAAGAATTTTGGGAATTTCAAGATGGACTGAAAAAGGATGATGATATTGAACAACTTGATGCATGTATGGACATGATTTGGGTTATTCTTGGTTATTGCAAGATGAAAGATTTTGATGTTTACGGTGCATGGAACGAAGTAGCAAGAAGCAATCTAGCTAAAATTGATGTTCAAACTGGCAAAGTTATCAAAAACGAAGCAGGTAAAGTTATGAAACCTGAAGGATGGGAGCCACCAAAACTTGACAACTATGTGAAAATTGTGTAAAATGAGTGACATTAAAGAGTTGCTTCTCATCGTTCAGGAAGAGTGTGCAGAAGTCATTCAAGCAGTGAGTAAATGCGAACGATTCGGTATCGACAATTACAAACCAGGTAAGCCGAAAACGAATCGTGAGCATTTAGAAGAAGAAGTTGGTGATCTTTTAGCTATGATTGATCTTCTGATTAAAAAAGAAATTGTTTCCGTAGATAATGTGTTTCTAGCCAAACAAGCGAAATTCGATAAACTAAAACAATGGAGTAAAATAGAAATTGGATAATATTACTAAAGCAGCAGAATATCTTGTTAAAAAGTATAAACTTTTTCCAGCTCAAAAGTATAATTTCTATCGTAGGGAATACGACAATTTGATTGAACTTATTGGTCTTGTGGACGATCCCAATTTCGATCCAAAAGATTTTGAGTCGAGGGAAATGCTTTTTCCTAAGCGTTGGTTGACACTTGGTGTCTTCGATGAAAGTGAGCGAGTGCCAGTATGAGTATTCAACTTATAACTCTCAAAACAACACAAACCATTATGTGTGATATTGAACTTACAAAAGTGGAAGCATCCACTGCTGCGCTGATTAAAAATCCAGTTCAAATCGTATCACAACCTTCACGAGAAGGATCAGTGATGAATTTTGTTCCTTTTCTAGAATATTCCGAAGAATTTAAAACTGGAATTGTTTTAGATATTAATGATATTCTCTGTATCACTACACCAGTTAAAGAGCTACTAAACGAATATAATAAACTATTCGGTAGTGGCATTCAAATTGCATCAACTATTCCAAATATTTAATGAATAAATTTTACACAAATGTTCTTTGTGTAGGCAACAATATTCTATATCGAGGTGTAGAAAATGGTAGGCGCGTAAGACTTAAAGTGGCTTA